TACTTCTGATGGTTTCAAACGCTCTGATATTTCCCTTCATTGCTTGTTGGAACAACTTGGCTGTTATGGCCTCAGTCCCTGTTATCTTCTTTCCTTGAGCATCTGTATATTCTTTTTCCAGTAGCATTTCCAATGCCATTCTTAGATCTTTTCTTCTTCTTCTAGCTTCCGCAGAAGCTTTTCCGCCTTTCGAGGCTTCATCAAGGGTGAATTTATGTCTATCTTCGCCTTTAACTAGATTCTGTTCATTCGCCATTACTTACTCCTTTTAACACGTCAATAGCGCGGTTTACAGCTTCTTCAAACGGGTTTGTTACAGTTTCTTCTTCCTCGTTTTCTTCATCACCGCACCATTCTACGTCTACTTCATCCCTTGTTTTATTTCCCATTTCATAAATGTTGATTGTACAATTTTCAAATATAAATAATCCACCTTCAGTCTTTATTGTTTCCATTTATAATTCCTCCCTGTAATTTGTCTATATACTTTCCTCAATTCTTGAATCTGCATATACAGTTTGTGTTTCTTTCGCCTGTCTTCTGTTTGATACATTTGCTTTTTTAATGTTTCCAATTTATTCGGTATGATATCGGTTAATTTTTCTTTCAACTTCATCCCTCAGTGCTTTGTTTGTTTTGAAATCACCTTGTAAAAATGTAACATCAGTTATTCCGTCACTCTTTGCTCCTCTAGCTGACACGCAAGCATGATCAGCAACTATGTTAACATAAACATCCTCACTTCCAGTAGCTAAAGAAATACATTCAGCTATATCGCTTGCTAGCTTTTCTTGCAATTGTAATCGCTTAGAACACAAATCAACTATTCGAGGTATCTTGCTCAGGCCTATTACTTGATACTTTCCCTCTTCTGTCCTCACAGGAATATATGCAACAATAACGGTCATGTTATACATCAACGCCAAGTGATGTTCGCAATGGCTGTATACATTCTTTATTTCTTTAACGACGAGGGGATCGTTATCAACAACAAATTTCTTTGAGTACTTGTCTGCAATCTGTCTGTTTGTATAATTCATACCATCCAACAGTTCTTTCCAATATCCAGCAACCCTTCTTGGCGTTTCCTTTAACCCTTCTCTATTTATATCTTCTCCGAATCCTTCAAGCAAAAGTTTTACCGCCTGCTCTACTTTTTCATAATCAAACATCATACACCTCTTTCGTTTGGTTTCCATATGATTTTATGCAACTGTATTTGAGCCCTAATTTTTGGATTATTCATTTCTTTAACAAACTCCACAATATCCAACGGCTCGCACTCTCCAAATACAGGCGATATATATATATAGCACTTTGGATTATATTCTTCGCATATCCTCTTTACAGTTTTTAAATCTTCCTTGTTACAAACAAACTTCAATACATCTTGTTCCCTTAATATTGATATATTTTGCAGGCGCATTTTTGATTCCATTAAACTCGAAGGCGTTTTATAATCCATTGTTATAATAGCATTGGCGTGCTGTATATCATTTATAGGCAATGAGCCGTTCGTTTCTACATTTACATTGTATCCTAGCCTGCATAGTTTCTTGATCAGTTCCCTGCCCTGTAATAGCGGTTCTCCACCTGTAACGGTTACATTCTTACATTTATATTGTTTTACTGCATCTATTATTTCGGACTCGCTCATTTCTGAGCCATCGTTGAATGCGTATGCTGTGTCACAATAACCGCATCTCAAATTACAACCTGTTAATCGTATAAAGACAGCAGGAGCACCTGTTCTGATGCCCTCGCCGTCAATACTATAAAATATCTCATTAACGTTCATAGCTTGCTACATTTCCTTCCGATTCTTGCACATCAACCCTGTAACACTTTTCTCCTAACTGTTCACATATCCACCTTCCAATGTTTTCAGCTGTCGGATTCATCTTGATTGCATCGTTTATATAGTGGTGGTCTAACTTATCAGAAACCTGTTTCTTTATGTGTGTAAAATCCATTACCATGCCGTTATTGTCAAGTGTTTCGGACTTTAAATAAATTTCGACAATCCAATTATGTCCATGTAAATTCTGACATTTTGAATTATAGTCGAGTGTCAATTTATGTGCCGCACTTATTTCAATTCTTTTCTTTATCTTATACATTGTTAAACTCCCATGGAAAGACTATCCATTCATCCTTTTTTGTCCCCCAATAATATTCGGGTACAACAAGGTTATTTTCTTTGTAATACATTGTCGATATATGATACAACGGTTTATTCACTGCAGAGCTGTTACGCTCATAGTGTAAAAGTGATTCGCCTGAATCGCATATGTCATCTATTATTAAACACCCGTTTATTGGGGCATTTAATAAAGGTATATTCATCAAATGCGATACCATTACAGCAAATATCAAACCGCCTCTTGGAAGGCCATAAACGCCACTCAAATTCTTATCATTATATTTATCGTTAATATGGTGTATATAATCTTCTACATCCTGCCATTTGACTTTGATTTTATTCATTTATACATCTCCAATAGTGGATCTTTTATGCCGTTTATTTCAAATGCTTTTTGCCTATCAATACACGTTCCACACTTTCCACATGGTTTCTCTCCGCCTTTATAACACGACCATGTTTTTTCAAACGGCACTTTAAGTCCTACACCTTTCTTTACAATATCAGCTTTCGTACAATCAACAAAAGGAGCTACTAATTGCACCGCATTTCCTGATCCATGCACGATAGCTTCATTCATTGCTTTGTAAAATTCCCTTGAACAATCAGGATATGCGTCACCTGCCACATCGTCTCTATGTATACCCAAATAAACAAATGACGCCTCATTGCTTATTGCTATGCTTGTTGCAACGCTAGCGAATAACCCATTTCTAAACGGAACATATGTGCTTACAGGCTTCCCTACGCATCTCTTTTGTTCTGCATACTCGCCACTGGGCACCTCTTCAACAGACGTTTTCAATAACGAGCAATCACTATATGCCATTACATTCGACAGATCAATTTCTATATATTTAACACCATAATCGTTTGCTAATCTTCTTGCACATTCTATTTCTTTGTCGTGTTTTTGGCCATAGAATGAGTTTAAAGCAATAACATTGCCGCTCCCATACTTATCCACGGCCAAAGCTAAACATACAGCACTGTCAAGTCCTCCCGATAGCAATACAAGTGCTTTGCTTTGTTTTTTCATAAATTTTCCTCCGCATACTTTTGAAACTTTATCCACTCTGAATAATTTATTAACGCTATTTCTCTCGGATTTGCCAACCTCTTTCCTTTTGGACAGTCAATCTTCTTCATTGTTCTTCCATCAAATCTATATATAAATCCAAATCTATTGCCTGTTGTCCACGCGGTACTATCAACACTATCAAAGTGACATTTATTTAAGTAGTCTAGCGCAGTAAAACCCAATCCATGTATTTTTGTTTTCTTTTTGTGAGCTTCTTTTATCATTGTTGGAAACGCACTATATTGATTGCGTTTTATTTCTCCTGATACAATACCGCCTATGGCTACATAGTCATAGTTATCACATAGGTCGCTAAATTCTTGCACACCTCTCGATTTATGCCACACAGGAATGCACTTCTTTCCTGTTAGATTCTCTAGCATATTTCTGTATTTTAAAACTTTGTCATAGCCAACAACTGAATCTATATCAAGTTCGAAAAACTTATCAATATTGTTTCTGCTTATGAAATCGGCATACTTTTTTATATACAGTTCCCAGTCAACGTGCGTCTTTGAATTTTGCATAAATGTAAATGCTCCGCTATCTAATAAGAAGTCGCCAAAGTATGGTATTAGCCGTTCAGTGTCTTCATCAGTATAATAGAAAGACTCTAGTATATACGGCTTGTGATCTCTTACCTCTTTGTCAAAGCCGCCCCCTAATAGTGTCGGAGCGATATATTTTGGGAATATCGTGTTCCCTGCTAAATACATTTTCATGCTTTCTTTTATACCTCAATGCTTTTTCTTTTACGAGCGAAATCCCATGTACGTCATATTGCACGTGATGTCGGGTTTCCCCTCCTGCTAAAAAACCTTCATTTTCCAACGCCTCCTCAAACCCTTTAGGGGAAATCTCCTTCGTAGCCATCTTTTTCCACGCTGGATTCAAATTCCCTGAAACCCCTCCTGCTATATATATTTTCATCTTTCACTCCAAATATGTAGTCACTAAATTTTTTTTCATCTTTATACCTTTTAAAAGTATGAGGTGCTGATGCGAGATAGAGCCTCATACTTCAATCCATTCACCGCAATGTGGACATTTGATCTTTTTTGGCTCTTTTTCCTTTTCGGGAGCATCTGTGAATAAATCTTCTAACTCGCCTTCATCAAAATCAAACGCTTCAATAAATCCATACTCTTTCATATCAATATCTGTAATAGAATCCAGCTCCATTTCCAAAAGGCTGAAGTCAAAATTGGTATTCATTGTTAGTTTATTGTGAACAAGTGTATACGCTTTTCTTTGCTCATCCGTTAAATTGTCTAAACGAATTATAGGCAATTCTTCAATACCTAATTCTAGGGCGGCGATCAGTCTGCCATGGCCCTCGATTATTTCGTTGTCTTTCCAAACAGCAATCGGATCATTAAACCCGAACTCTTGAATAGATTTCTTTATCTGTTCAATTTGTTCCGCTGTATGGATTTTTGCGTTGTTCGCATAAGTCTTCAATTCGGTTGTTGGTAAATATTCTATGTTTAATTTCATTCTTCCTCCCATAAACTGTACATTATCACTGGCATATTGTTTCCCTTCATTCCTAATATATTAAAATCAACCCATTCAATAGCATCCATTCTACTGCATGAATC